AAAAGTTCGGAAAATGGAAATAAGAAAATGAAAAGTTCGGAAAATGGAAATAAGAAAATGAAAAGTTCGGAAAATGGAAATAAGAAAATGAAAAGTTCGGAAAATGGAAATAAGAAAATGAAAAGTTCGGACTCTGAGGACGAATACTCCGTATCAATGGATGAATTATTATAATAATATATAAATATTATAATATGAATAAAAATAAATAAAACTAATGGGGGTGTGCTGCTAACTCTATGATAGGGTGACCAGTCAGACAGGGGTGGTCACTTGCCCAGCTAGAGAACCAATGACAATCATCAGGCTCTAAGCAGATAGGACCTCCTTCTGCTGTCAGACGGCGGTACATCTGATTGATTGTCCGTGAGATACTCCGACAAGAGCATGTGCACCTGTTGCGGGCAATCCTCTCAGGCGAGGCAATCACCTGTGTCATTTCCGAGCTCGATACAGAAACAGGGAATCTGCCCATATGTCGGTAACAGCACCTGCAACCTTGTACTGCCTCGAATATGTGAAGCAATATTAATGGGTCAAATCTGTTTTCTATCCAGAATTGAAGCATCAAATTTGCTATTATTAGCAGCTTTTGATGATGGTCATGCATTGATTGTCCTTGTGGTCCCGGCATGATATAGTTAATATTATAGATTTTTATTTTTTTTTTTCAATTTTAAACCATTACATCATTGGTTATTCTTACTGGTTCTCTAGTTTCACTTCTTGGGTTGAAAGAAGGATTACCAAAAGAATTGTTAAAAGTATATTCTTCTTCTATTTGCTCTGTTTTTATTCTTTCCACATTGTTACAAAAAGTTTGAAAAGCTTCTTGGTTGGTAGAAAATTGAGAATAATCTCCAGCTAATTGTAAAAATAACCATCCTTCTGATTTAAGATGATTCATTCTTAATTTTCTAGTAATTGATGTTTTGTCAAAACTAAATAACCTAACTAAAGCATTAGAAATTGTTACTGTCAAAGAAATACCCCAACTAGCCCAATATACATTATTTTCATGTTGTTCTTTTTCTGTTTCATCTGAATTAATATTAAATGTTTTGTCTTGGATAGAAATTAAAGCAGGAACGATAATAGAACCAACAGTTGTTAAACTAGAAAGAGACAAAAACCAAAAACTAGCTCTTTTCGCTGAAATTTCTAATTTATCAACCATATTAACATATCTTTCTCTTAGAATTTCTTTACTTCTAGCATCTAAAGTATCATCTTCTTGGCTCAAAATAACTTCGAATCTCCTTTTAAAGTCTCCTCTATTTACACACCAACTAATACTACTACACATTTTTATTGTTTTTTCTTTTTATTTTTATATCATATATTATTATTTCTCTTTATATCATAATATCATATATTGTTTTTTCTTTTTATTTTTATATCATATATATTAATATATATGATATTATGGATCTTCCTGCTCTTCTCCTTGAATTGATAGAATACGTTGGAACCAACCCATGACAGCTATTGCTACTGCAAATATAATACCATACCATTGTGAATTTGTTGGTTTTTTCGGGAATTTTCTTTGCTGTGGGTCATCATTGTCGGCTGTTATCAAAACTAAACTATACCACCCGATGACCCATCCAATTATCGCAAATAATAATCCCATATAATGATTTATATTTAATGTTAATGAAGGTACTGCCATATTTTATTATGTTATAAAATAATAAGGAAATATAAAATGAATAGTGCGTCAAAAATTATTGGTAAAGGTAAGTTTAGTAAAGTATTAGAAATGGTTGACATTAAAGGAAATAAAATTGCTGTTAAAGTTATCAAGCCAGAAGATTTAAACTTTGTTGAGATTGATTTACTTACTAGAATTAAATCTCCCTATTTGGTTAGAAGTGTTTCGCCGATTGTGAAGGATACGTATTATGGAGAGGGTTTGGTTTTACAACTAAAGGAAAAAAATTTACTCCGTTTTGATATTGGTCAGATTTCAGGAGGTCAGATAAAAAGAATAGTGATGTCACTACTTTACGGTTTAGAATGTATGCATAAGAATAATTTTCTCCATTTAGATATCAAACCGGGAAATTGTTTATATGATTATAAAAATGGAATTTATACAGGTTATCTATCTGATTTTGGTTTCTCTATGAGATGTGATAATGTATACAAAGGTATCGTTAAACAAAATAAAATAGGGACTCTAAAATATTTTCCATACGAAATAATGGAGGCAAAAGCTCCTTATGTTTATAATGATAAATCTGATGTTTGGTCCCTAGGAGTAACTATTTTAATATTTTTAGGTTTCAATATTAATCTTACTTTCATACCAGATGAAGAAACTAAATTAAAAATCAAAAGAGTTAAAAATTTCTGGGATAGCATTTCTTTAGAAAAAGAAATAGAAAATATTGTTTCAAAATTAAATGTTTCTGAACTAGATAAAATAGATTTATTTGAATTATTGAAAAATATGTTACAAAAGGATCCAATCAATAGAATATCTACTAAAGATTTTACCAAATTAAGATTTTACAATAATAATACTTTAGAAAATTCATGTTATTTGGAAAAAGGAAAAGAATTTTTATATATTCCATATTCGTCTACTAATATTTTAAAAGGAGTTAATGCTCTTAGAACTTATTTTAAAAATGTTTATTCTAGTTCTGGTTTAGAAATTTATTTTCTATCTATAGAAATATTTATCAGAATAATGAATATTTCTCCCATGGAAATATCAGAACAAACATTGCAAAAAGAGATTAGAAATTCTTTTATTACTGCTATGAAATATTACAAAAAAGTAAAATTATCAAGAAATGAATATATATCTTTTGCTAAAGATGGTTACAAAATGATAAAATATTTAGATGGCAAAATAGCTCCTAATAAAGTTTTTTATCAAGCTAAATATGTGGAGGATTTATTATTATTTGATGAAATAATTTTGAAAAATTACAATCTAATTTCATTTTATAATTTCTTGGATTTAGATAAAGTTTTTGATTTTTTTAGACAAAATTATACTTACACTGAAACACCAAAAGAAAATGTAACTAGTATGATACAATATTTTGATTATCAACTTCCTGTTAAAAATACAGAAAGAAAAATAGAAAATGATAGAAGTGTTTTTAGTTACAAAGACAATAAAATAGAAACTGTAACTGAATTAGTCGAAGAAACAAGTTCAGAAATTGAAATATATAGAATGAGAGAGTTATCTTTGAGAAAAGAAATTATAATGAATATGGAATCGAGAAATGATTTAGAAGAATTTGTAGATATTTTCAAAAAAATATCCGAGACAAAAGATATTTATGGTATTTATAAAGATTTTTTCAAAAACAAAGAATTACAAATTTGTGATATATTTTTAAATTCTATTCCAAGTATAGAATACTACATTATTAAAGAAAATAATCTAGGAGAACTCAAAATTTTTGGAGATGAAAATTTAAACAATGTAATATTTGTTTCGGAAGAGGGAGAAGTTAGTTTAGTTGTTATTGATAGAGAATTATCAACTTCTATCCACTATTATAGTAAATACAATGAAAATTTAGACAAATATTTTAATAAATATAATGTAAAGTATACAAATAATTATGATTTAGGGACTTCTAAAATTTGTAAAATACCAGAGTTATGTATTCTATTTATTATTTATTTCAACTCTGTTACTAAGAAAAAAGAATATAATATGTTTTTCATTGAAGATAAAACTCTTAAAGTTATGCTAAATTTTGCTATCACTAAATATAAAGACATTAATTCTTCTTTGAAATAAAATATTATGCTAAATTTTGCTATCACTAAATATAAAGACATTAATTCTTCTTTGAAATAAAATATTATGCTAATGTATCAGACAACATAATTTTTTTTCTTGTTTGAAGTCTAAGAGGAGAGTTTTTAACTTTTTCTAATATTTGTTCTCTTCTAGTAGGAGATAATACAATTTTTGTATTATTTATTTTTCTTTCCGGAGACTTTGTTGTTATTTTCACAACTAAAGCAACGATAATAAACAGAAGAACGAAACTAGAATAATTAATTATTAATTTTCTATAGACATTTCTATTTTCTTTAATACCCAATGCATCATATAATTTTTCTATCAAGTACATTTTTAACCTTAAAGCTTTATATAATTTCTAACTAAAAATTTTATGTTTAATAAAATTTTTAATATTAAGTTAATAAGGGTTTACACGGGAACTATTCAAAAAAGGTATAAAGGAAAAGTACAATAAAAAATGTCAGGCAAATACAACCGTGTCGGAAGCAAAAAGGGACCTCTCGTCATTGGCGGAGCCCTCGCAAAAATCGAACAAGACCCAAGCTTTGTCTACGTGCCAATGTACCGTGTCGCTGGACCAGAAGATGAAGTTGTTGATTGGCTCAAGGAAAACCACCCAGATGAAGCAAAGACCGCTCTCAAGGGTGCCTATACCAAAGCTAGTCTCAAAAAGAAAGATGTTATGGCTGCCTTCGAAAAAGAAGTGGAAGCTGCCTCCAAAGAACGTCAAGAAGTTTCTACCTATCGAAATGAAATGAAACAAGTAAATTTAATGGTTCTTGTCAAGCTCCTCCAGCTCTACAGTCAAGGTAAGAAATCTGGATCTGAAGAAACCGGAGAGCGCAAGACTACTAAAACTCTCAAGGACAAAATGGCTGAAATTCAAAAAGAAAAGAAATTTTTGGATGTTACCAACATGAGCGAAAAGGGAACTGATGCTAAGAAGATGCCTCTCAAGAAAGGTTCACTCAAGCGTCATCTTTCTCAGAACAAGAAAGACGTATTCCATCATGTCATCTACAATCCATCCTCTAAATCTTCAATTGAAGGAGTTTCTAACTTCATGCGTCTCTACGGAACTTTCACCGATGACCAAATGGATACTGTCACAGAAGCTATTTCATCCGGCAGCATCATCAATCTTAACAAAACTAAATCGCCAACTCGTTCTCCTCTCGTTTCACCTAAGCGAGCCAAATCCTCAAAGAAGAAGGCAGCCGCTGCATCCAATGACAATGATTTGGATGACCTTCTCGATGCTCTTCCAGTCAGTTAAATTTTCAATATACTTATATTGAAAATAAAAAAAATTCTATGTATATGGAAAAAATATAAAAAATTATGGAGAATGGACTAAAAAATATATTACGGAGGAAAGAAAAAACCGTCAGAAGAGAGATACCAAAAAAAATAATAAATGATGATTTAGAAGAAATTCCTGATAAAATAAGGGTCATTTATGAAAATAAGATTAATACATCTCATATAAAGGAGATTATCATTCATCGTTTGAAAAAACTCAACGAAATTAAAAAGTTAGAGTCATTCATTTCAGAAGAAATTAAATATTCTGAAATTTATCACCATGAGAAATGCAAAGAAACAGCGGAATTATATTTAGATTTATGTAGTAAATATATTAGAATAGAAAGAATAAAGAATATTTCTACCGAGTTTAAATGCAAGGGATGTGGTGTTAATTTAGAAAATTTGAAGGAAGAGAAAGAAGGGGTTTTAATTTGTGATATATGTAATTGTATCAATAGTTATTTAATACCTAATCAATATACAAGAGATATTGAAAAAAATATCTTCTATCTAGATGAAGATACTAATAACTTTTTAAAGATTTTAGATAAATTTGAAGGTAAAACTTCTTTGATTTTAGACAATTCTTTCTTTGATAAATTAGATGAGTATTTTGTTAATATTGGGTTTCCGAGAGGGGAAGAAATTAGAAAGATTCCATTGAATGAAAAAAAGAAAAAGGATGGAACTAATAGAAAAATGTTATGGACTGCTTTAGAAAAAATAGGTTATTCTCAATATTATGATGAAACTAGTTATATTACTAATATTTATTGGGGATGGGAATTACCAAGTTTGAAAAATTACAAAGACCAGATATTAAAAGATTATCAAAACACACAACACGCTTGGAATAATATTAAATTAGAATACAAGAGAACTGCTTCTTTGGGGACTCAGTACAGATTGTATGTTCATTTAGTAGCTGCAGGATATCCTTATTGTGAAAAAGAAGATTTTAAAATTCAAGAGAATGTAGAATCTTTAAGACTTCATAATGATGCTTGGAAAAAAATGTGTGAAATATGTAACTTAGATTATCATTATGTTTCAAATTAATATATTATCTTTTCTTTATCTGAAAGAAAAGGTAATATTTAAAATAGTTAAAAGGAATAACTAAAAAAATGAGTAAGATATCTGAAACTGGGTATCTTTTCATTCATTCAGGGGTTCTTGAAAAAGAACAAATAGAAAAATCTTTATCAGATTGTCAAGAATACCTTACTAAAAATTATGATAAAGATTTTACAATTTCATCATTCGAAGTAAATGTTGTGAAAAATAAAGATGGAAAAAAATTTGGACATACATACGTATGGATTGAAGATTTACATTTTTTTAATGCATTGATAGGTTTAGATTTTGACGGGACACAACTTATCGAACTAGTCGATGATGAAGAATGGGAACCTCCTGAAAAAAGTTATAACGATGCTATGGAAGAAGCAGGAGATGATTGGGTTGCTTGGGATAGGATAGAACAGGCTTATAAGAGACCTAAAAAGAAGATACAATTAGAACCATTAGTTTCTCTCCCTGCTATTAAATATACACCGGAACAATTACAAGAAATAAATCATGAAAGTGAATTCGGTTTTATGGAAATTCTTCCAATTAAATTAACTAGAAGAACAGGGAAATTAAATGTTTTATTTACTAATGATATCCCTAAGTGGGTTAATGAAGAAATAATATTTAATTATTTCAAAAAATTTGAAAAGGATGATAGAACTCATCATGATAAGAAAAGTAAGAAAAAATTTCAATATCCTGTTGTTAAAATTAAATCCAAAAAAGACTTTAGAGAAATGAGAAGATTTTGCACTATTACTTTTTCTTCAATGTATCCAAATACAGCTACTTTTTTGATTAATGTTGTTAAGAGAATAGAACTAAAAGAAGGGGATAATAAAGCTTTGCTTTTCTTTTCTCAAAGTAAGAGTAAGAACCAAGAAATTTGATTTAATTCAAATCAAATTTATAATAATTCCCGAGTCATGGCATAACCGTGCATACTGGCAAGAACCATAAGGAGAACAATAACAGTGGCATAATACGAGAATTCGGTTCTGACTTTATTTTTGTAAACCTCTTCATTAGTTGAAGGTGTGGTTTCGTTTTTCTGGTCATTCTCCCATTCAGCAGCATAGACAATATAAAGAACAGTGGTGGCTAAAGCTAAGAGTCCAAAAAGTGTGGTTAAACTTAAAGTTCCAATACTAGCAGAAAGTTCCATTTTTATTAAAAATTAAAATAAATTTATTTTAATTTATAATAGGTAAAATATTTATAATTTGGTAAGATGGTAACCATTGAAAAAGACAATCAAGATGAGAAGAGAAATAACGGAAGCATAATACGAGTACTCGGCTCTGGTACGGTTTCTGTACCCATCAGAAGTTTCCGAACTACTTGTGAATGAAGTAGAATTCTGCCACTCGGCGGCGTAAACAATGAAGAAAACAGCGGCAGTGATGGCAGCAACGCCAAAAAGGATAGAAAGAGGCAAAGCTCTGCGATAGTTACTAAGGTGATCAACAAGCATTTTAATTTAATAAAAAATAATTTTATTTTTATTCTTTTTCTTTTTCTCTTCTCTTCTTTCTTTTTCTCTTCTCTTCTTTCTTTTTCTCTTCTCTTCTTTCTTTTTCTTTTTCTCTTCTCTTCTTTCTTTTTCTTTTCTCTTCTCTTCTTAGTAATCTATTATTTGATAAATAAATAAAATAAGTAGGAAGAAAATAATCATAACTATTAGCCAAAAAAAATCAGGAATGTATTCTGGGCTAGTTATTTTTGTTACTCCATCGTCAAAAATATCGAATATAGAACCTGTCAAAGGAGTATTAATTTCATTACATTTTACTTCTTTTATTTCTCCGTTATCGTATTGAAAACAAACACTATTACCTGTACAATTTTGTTTAAAATTTTGCTGAGACATCATACCTGTATTTCCAGAAGAAATTTTATTAATTAATTGATTTGTTGATACATCGATGAAACATAAACAAGTAGAATTTTTTCTATTACAACCTCTACAAGTTTGATTAAAATTAATATCACCGTTAGAATTCAAAGAATTTATAGAACTGTTATCAATCACACAAACATTTGCGTTACATTCTTGTTGAGCACCTCCACCTTCTAATCCGCCTGTAGAATTTCTGTTATTTTCATATAATTTGAAACTTTGATTATTATAGCAAAGAGGGTCGCAAGGAGAGTCACCTATATTTTGAGAAAACCCTTGTATATTAGAATGAAAAAAAGAAGGAATGGGAGAATAACAACCACAAAAATTTAGCAAATCTTCTGTTTGAGAAACAAGAGTTCGATAAGAATTAATTAGTTTTTCTCCTGATAAATTATTGTTTTGTTTTTGATAAAGAGAATATTGTTCATTACAAAGAATAGAAATAAACCCAGAATTTGAAATTAATGGAGAAGCGGTATTGATTCCGTTATTAGTAGTAAAAGACATTTGATAGTTACCAGCTCCTAATAGATTGTTTTCACTAGAAGAAACATTGCTTTGTAGAAAATTTTTAATGTTAATGACAGCCGGCTGATTATTTTTAACATCTAACAAATTAACTGGGAAGGAAGTTGGGTTACCATCTGGAGAATATTGAGAAGAACTGAAAAGAAAACTTAAAATGAAGGTGACTATATTATTAATATCTTGAAAGTTGGAAATTTGAGTATTATTTCTACCCTCTCCTGTTCCTAATAAATATGCCTGAAGCAAATCTCTAGTTTTTTTAATATTAGAATCACTATTCCAAAAATTGTAAAAAATAGATTTATTAGGTACACTTCCATTAATATAATTGAAATTAATTTGACTAGTTTTATTACTAAAAATCAATCCAACCATAGAATAAAGAGATGTAACAGCATCTACATCATCTTTAAAAACTGATACTACACTAGATAAAGACTTAGAATAATTACTTTTAAATACACTATTTTTGTATAATCCAACATAACTATTATAATTTTGTCCAAAGGTGGTCATATTTTATTATAGTTTCTATATTATTATTATAATATAGAAATTAAGTAACTAAACTAACACAAGTTCCGTACCAATTACTGGAATAATGGACAGCTAATACACTCAGACCTACAGGTGTAGTAGTATTGTAAAAATAAGCCAATTGACCATCATAGGGACTAGTAATTGAAGAAGAATTTTCGACTGTCGGTATTTTTAATTGTATTTTACCCCCGCTGATAGATAAACCTCCTTGGCTGGTTCCAAGAGAACTACTTAGGAAATCTTCTACACTAATAGATTGAACATATCCGTTTCCTGTACTTGCTGAGATTCCAAAAGAAATTAAATTATCTTCGGATATTGTTGTTGCTTGGTCTAATTGGTTATAATTTAAAGCTATTTGACCTTGTGCATTTGAATTTAATCCAGTAGATGTTCCGTTTGTCAAAAAAGTAGATGTATCGAACAATGTAAAACTATTAGCTTGTGGTGTCCCAACATCCAAAATACAAAATCTAGAACTAGAACCAATATTAGTACCATTAGGTTTATGATCAAATCCATAATATATATTTTCAAAAATAGCTTCAGAAACTCCCCCTGAAGGATTAGTTTCTTTCAAAAAATTAAAACTTTGTGAAGCTGTACTACCAGATGGCACCTTGGTAAATTGAGATACTCCGGAAGTAAAACCATTATACATGATAACATTTCCTTGTATTAAATTACTATTAACTTCTATTTTTTGATTTAATTGTTCTTGAATATTACTACTAATCCCTTGAAGTCTAGTAAATTCTTGTGTAGTAATACATGGTCCACTGGCAACACTGATTCCTTCAGCCACTAAAGTTAAATCTATAACACCGTCGCTGCCCAAAGTACCTCCTCCACCTGCTCCAGTACTAATATATAATGCTTTATTTTGCCATTGATTACTAGTTCCATTATAAATTAAAATTTCTCCACCTGTAGGAGGAATAGAAATACCAACGTCTGTTAAACCACTAACTCCAAACTTATTAGTTAATGAAACCCAATCGGATCCAGTATCAGAAGATTTTATTTCAACTAAATTAGATTCTGGTTTATATCTAATCCCGTAACCTTGCGACAAGTTAGTATCGCCGCTACTAACTCCAAAACTTAGATATGAATAGCAAACTCCTAAATCTACAACAGCTCCGGAACCACCGAAACCTGTTAGACTCACACCGGGAATATTTTCTGCTAACGAAAGAACTGGTGAAATTCCAATTATAGAAGCGACAACTCCGCTATTGATGTTAACATTTAAATTAAAATCATAACCCGATACTCCTAAAAGGCAAGTTCCTGTATAACCAGAACCACCATAATTAGAACCGCCAGATACTATACTAGTTCCGCTCAGACCTCCTATTAATTTTATATTATCTCCTGCTAAGGTGTTTTGATACCTACCCCCCGAATATGTTATAACATCTTGATTATAGACTAGACCTAAGTTTTCTCTAGCTCCTTCAGAAGTTCCTGAACTGGTACCTCCTCTGGTTACTGGTAAAATATTACCGGTTCCACCTGTGGCTAGTAAAATATCTGTGGTATCTAAGGTGATGGTAACACAAGGCCCTGAAGTTGTATGTGTTAAAATAGTAGAAGGTCCTCCTCCAGTAACATTAGTAGAAATATTAGATGAAGTAACAAAATTACTTTGTTCAAATCCTGTTAAACTAATTTGATTTTTTTGTATTTTTCTAGTATCTCCAGTCGATGTTTCTATTGAAAAATAATTGTTAGAATTATCAGAAGAAGACAAAACAGTAGTTAAATTAGAAATATCACTATTAATAGTTCTAACTCCGGTTGAAGGTGTTGTTACCAAAATACCATTTCCACTAACTACATTAGAAATGACATCAGTAGTTGTCATGATAATACAAGTTCCTTGATTATTAACTTGTAAAAAGGCATCAGGAGTTAATGCTCCGGAAGGGGCGTCAAAATTAGTCAAGTCGGTAATAGAAAATGTAGAAACCCCGTTACCTGCTATCCAACTAGTTCCGTTCCATTTAAGATATTGATTTGTAACAGGGGAAGGAACATCTACATCAAATAAATCACCTAGAGTAGTAGAAATTCCAATATCTATTACTGTTTTAGTGGTACCGCAAATACCAGTAGAAACACAGAGACCATTTCCAGTAATATTAATATCAACGACAGGTCCTTGGGTTAAAATAGTTTGAAGTGTATCATTTACATAGTTTTCGGTAGCATAATTAGTTTGAGTATTTCCAGCAGCTGCCAAATTTTGATTAATACTTGATAAATTGAGTCCAGGTGTTGGCATTTTTTATATTTATTTTTCTTTATTTTCTTTCTCTCTTCTTCTTTTCTTTCTCTCTTCTTCTTTTCTTTCTCTCTTCTTCTTTTCTTTCTCTCTTCTTCTTTTCTTTCTCTCTTCTTCTTTTCTTTCTCTCTATATTTAATTGAGAGAAAAGAAAGTTATAGATTATATAAAATGATAAGTAAGAATGTCATAATAATTAGTGTATTTGTAGCTATTGGAATAATACTAGCGATAACAGGGATTATTTTAACGGAAACAAAAGAAAATCCTGTCTATAAAGAAACTTTAGTGACTAATAATAACGCTTTGATGACATTAAAAGCAGGTAGTGATTTACTGATTTACACATATTCATTAGAAAACACACCAGCTAGTCAAAAAGCTAGATTTTCGGGATATTTTACCGTAACAATAGATGCAGCTGGAAAAATACCAACTGTATCGTTTGAAGTGAGAGATGACACAGGACAAAATATTACAAATCAAGGAAATATTATTTCTCAAGTAACCCAAATTAATTTTACAGGTGTTAGACAAACTGATTATATTTATCTATACGCAAGTGTAGGAGCTCCTAACCAAAATTTACAAAATATTACTGTTCATATCAACTAAAAAGAAGAAAAGTAAATTAATAAAATGAAAGAACTAGAAATATATTGGATTAGGCATTCTGTATCTAGAGCTAATATAGAAAATATTTTAGAAAAAATTATAAATAATACAATTTTGTATTTTTCATCTAAAGACCCAGAAATTATACCAGACGCGGAATCAGGAAGCTGTTATTTGGGTAAAAAATTAAACAAAGATATTTCTGATTCTGCTATGGTTGGATGTTCTGAAATGAGAAGAGCTATTCAAACAGCCATCTTGATGTTTCCTAAACAATTTAAAGAAGGTAAAATAAAAGTTTTACCCGGTATTCAAGAAAAAGGAATCGGGTCAGGAAATATAGCATTGTCTACAGAGACTAATAAAAAATTTCTGATTGATTGGTGTATTAAGATGAGAAAGAAAAACGAATGCGAGAGATTTGGTAAATTGATGAAAGATAGAGTTCAAATAGAAAAGGCAGTAAATAAATTATATTCGGAATTAGATTCTCCAGAATTCAAGAAAATTAGAAAAGAAAAAAATGTGAAAGAAGTAGATTTTTTAAACTGTTTAATTCCTTATTTAGCTAGAAAAAGAATAAAGAAAATACCAATAGTTTCTCATTCTAATTATATTAGAGATGAAATAATGGTTAACGATTTGATAAGAAGAAAAGAAGAAAAATATTTGAAAAGAAATAAAAAACTGAACAATAACCAAATTTTGAAAAAAGAATACCAATACGATAACAAAAAAATTTATGTTCGTGACCAAATTATTTATGATTTTGGGTGTGTTTATGAAGATAGAATTGTAGATTGCTACCATTAACATTGGTTATAATATATAAATATATGATAATAAAATAATGGATTATCATATATATCAATTTGAAGATGAGGAAAATGAAGTTTTGGAATCAGTCAAGAGATTTGATTTTTTGAGAGGTCTTCCGGGCGGGTGGTTGGAATATTCTCCCCCTCGTAAAGTAGTTGGGTATGGTGACGGGTCTCTCTATACCGACCAAGGTAAAAAGTACGGAAAACATTGGAAACAAACCTCTTGGAGTGGTTCTACTCCTGCTACTCAAACTACTGCGGTAACCAATACCGGTGAAATACCACCTCATTTTATTAATACGGGTATCTTAAGAGGTGTCAGAAATGCTCTCAGACATTTTGGTGCCGAAGTTGATGATACTTCTGGAACCGGATTATGGTGTAATTATTATACTCGAGGGGGAGACATCATCGCGGGTCATACAGACGATGAAAATTATTATCAAAGAAATTATGGGAAAGAACCATTATTTGTTTCTCTAACCCTTTTTGAAGATGGAAAATTAGGAACAGAAGATGTGGCAAGATTTCAAATTAAAGTAAATGGAAAATGGAAAGAAGTCAAATTAGGTCATCTTTCACTGTTGGTTATGTCAGGAGGAATTGAACATCGAGTGATGAAATATATTGGCGGGAAATTTCGAAAAAGATATAATATAACATTTCGAACTCCGGTGAAAAGAGAAGAAGATATTATTAAAAATTATAGATTTTTTAGTAATTTTGGGAGATATTATCGAAGAACTTGTGTATTATATGTTCCAAAGAAATGTTTTGCTGATGATATCGGAGATTCAAATCTAGGAGATTTGATATATGACAGAAATCGAAATGTATGTGTCAGAGAAAGAGGAGGAAAAGAATATAAGATGATATCAGATGGCAGTTATTATGAGAAAGTACTGAAAGGTCATTCTAGATTCAATGATAGATTGATAGTTAGATTGAATTTACCGGTTGATAGGAAGGAGTTAATGGAGAAGATTAGAAAGAAATACGGTGAAAATATCAAGAGTCCTCCAGTATCTACTACTAGTGTTTCATTATTACTGATGCTGGAAGATTAAACTTTCCCCAAAAATGAGAAAAAAAAATAAATTAATTTATTAAACAAACCGGCAACTATGTCAACAAAAACTTATAACATGGAGAAGGCTCAAAAAGCTTTGGCAATTTCTCTGAAAGAGGATATTTGGGTAGACACCCCGAAAATCATCTCTACAGAAGATGGCTGGAAGATAGTCGACTCAGAAGGAAATCCTCTGCCAAAAGTATGCTATATAGTATTCCGAGCTAGACTCTTGTCACAAAAAAATTAGTTATTATAATATATATATATATATTATTATTATTATTATTATTATTATTATTATTATTATTATTGTAATTTTTTTGTTGTAAATTGATGTAATATAATTCCTAAATTGATTTTTTTAAAAAAAAGTAGATAATATACACAAAAAATGCCTACAACCCCAATTCGAGATATTGAAATCCCATTTTGTAACGCTCCTGTAAGGGGAGAAAATCCGCAACCTCCTCTCAGGTTTGCGAACACCAATGGTGTACAACCAACTAGGTTGTTATTCGTCCAAGACGACAACGTCCAAGAAGAAGTTGTCTTCGACAAAGATGGTAAGCCAGTAGAACCTTAAAATTCTTTTGCTTACCAAAAACGGGTATTATTGTTTCTTATCCAGATACAATAATACCTAGGTGATTATAATCACCACTTAATACAATTACATAAATCATAGTATTAAGTGGATACACATATTTCTTAAAAATATCATATGTTTTCTCTTATCTTATCTTATCTTATCTTATCTTATCTTATCTTATCTTATCTTATCTTATCTTATCTTATCTTATCTTAT